TACAACGCTGTATCGGTTGATTGCCACCGAGAGCAGCCTTGCGCCAGAATTTGAATACCGTGACACGCGGCTAGAACATCCTAGCGCCGGCGGGACAACCTCGTGGGCGCGGGCGAACGCTGACCAGGTAACAGGCTACATCGGGCGTGCAACGGTCACGTTCCCATTGCGGCCAAAAGGGATCGTGCCGGTATTGCAGGCCACTGGCTACCAAGTGGCGACCGCGGGGAGCGCCACGCTAGGCTACACGCACACGTTGACGCAGGGAACGGACACGGCGCACAAATGGGTAACGGCCATGTGGGAAGTCGAGGACAGCGACGGCGCCTATTACGTCCGTGCTGTTGATGGCCGCTGTACATCGTTGTCCATCAGCGTTAGCACTGAAGAAATCATGTGTACCGCCGAGTTTGGCTTTTTGACATTGGCGGCATTTTCTGGCACGCAACCAACGTATGTGACCGAACAAGCTGACGAGATCGTGCCCTGGATTGGCGCACGTACTGATATTGACATCGGCGGCTATACCGTAATCGAAGTCATTCGCGCCGCCGAATTCACATTCACCAACGCGTTACGCGAGGATGACAAGGCGCTTTGGTCACAAGCCCGTGTCAATATGCAACGCCAGTCGATTGACATTCAGGCGTCATTCAGCGAAATCAACGCCAGTGATTCCATTTACGAATCATTGTATTACGGCGCTGACGCGGGGACGACCGTGGCGACGGGGCCGGTACGGGGCAATATCGACGTTGAATGGCGTAGCGCTGACAACATCAGTGGCACATCTCCATTGATCCCGTTTGAGTTTCAATTCGTTGCACCGTCTGTGCAGTGGCAGCCGGGGGACGCACCGAGCGCCAGCGGTGACGATCTGATCACCATGAGCGCCAACGGGTACATCCTGGGTGATGTGGCGACGCCATCCACCATTAAAGTTATCAACAATGTGGCGACCTACTAATTATGAATCTCAATAACTGGCAACGCACCGAACCGGTAAGCCTGTTTGTCTCCGATGGGGAGACGGAACAGGAATACCGGCTGACCTTTGGCACTTGCAGCAATTTCGACATTGGCCTATTCAACCGTCGCCGCGGGCGTGTGTTTGAGTCCATGCGCGCCACCTATGGCGACGACTGGATCAGGAATGACGAAGCCATTGTCATGCAGGGAGTGATGATTGCTCACGCAATGGTGATGGCGGCGCTCAAGCGGGTGGAAGTCAAGGATGGCGACACCTGGACGGAAACCAAACTGCCCGACGCCTGGTATGATGCCGAACGCTTTGCGCGTGAAGTTCCCGCCGGCATGATGGACGTGTTGACCGATGCTGTAATCGACGCTGGCAATCCTGCACGCCTATTCTCGTTTATCCCAAGCGGAGACGAGGAAAAAAAAGTGCTGCGGCTGACCGTGCAGCCGTCAAAGAACTAGCGAAGGCTATTGTCGCGGCGGAAGCGGCGGCGAAGGAAGATAAGCCGAAGCGACCGCCCACGCCGGCAGAGTTACGGGCAAAGGCGAAAGAGGAAGAGTTTGACGGCTTATGCGATCCAGGCTTTATCGAAACCGTTTATGTTCCCTGGTATGTTCTCGGCGGCGAGCAGCGAGGATTCTCGTACACTGAAATCGTGTCTATGCCACCCGCGCACAGGCACGATTTTCTATATGTCAATCGGGTAATCGGTGACGAGCGAGACAAGGCAAGGAAGGCCAAACCGGTGAAACCGAAGGGGCGGCGGTAGACATGTTCACCTTAACCACAAACGCAAAATTTGACGAGCTTGAACGCATGATCGGCAAAATCGCCCGTCCCGGCGCTGGCGAAACACGGAAAATCGCTGATGGTATCCGGCAAGAGTTTCAGCGGAATTTTAGCACCGAAGGGCGCGCGTCCGGCGACCCGTGGAAGCAGTTACACCCCGTAACCGTTGCTACTCGCACAAAATTAGGCTGGCCCAGTCGTCGCCCAATCTTGGTGCGCACCGGAAAATATCGCGCCAGCTTCGTGCAGCGTGGCGGCCAGCACATCGAGTCAATCACCACAGGCGGCGCGGGATTACAAATTGACGTTGGTAGCCAGTTGGCGAACCGTATCCACGAGCGCGGCGGCATTGTTATGATTCCCCATATGCAAGAAGCGCGTGGGGGTGGATTCAAAAATGTTGGCGGTGGGCGAGCCTTTGTGCCGCAGCGCTCAGTTCTAAATCTAGGCGACGAACAAGAAGCGCGGCTAACACGGATGATTGATTTTGTGATCGAACAAATCGAACGCAGAGAATGGCGATGAACCAGCGAGAAAATACTGGTTCATCGCCACGCCCAAGCCGACCATGCCCACCGAATCCGACCGGAACGAACCGTGTCACACCAGACCATGCCCCGCCAGACCTTATCCAGCCGAACCGTACCAAATCCCCACAAAGGGGCAAACATGAGCAAAGGAGTTGAACCTGTGATTGAGCCTGTAACCCACTCATGTAAAAAAGTGTCATACAAGGCGCCCAAGGCGCAATTTGTACCGGTGGTTGTTAATGGAAAACTTGCATTTAAGTTCGACCCCCGCCGCGGCCTGATTGAGTGGCAGCACCGGGGGGAGAAACACGTTATTGACCTGGCGGATTATGCTGACAACGATGAAACAATAAGCCGTTCTATCGCTGTCAGCATCCCTACCGAACCACACCGCAGTTAGACCATTCCGCAACACACCCAGGCGGGCCTTGACGCGCCCTGCCAAACCCTAAGCCCTTTCGGGCCAAACAGGAGGTTGGGACTCGAACCCAACTGTATGCCATTCTCCTGTGTCCGAACCACGGGCAGGCGCATCCTGCCGAATCTTGCGTTATCACGCCACGCCGGGCCCTACCGCTTCCGACCATACCCTAAATTTATGTCAAACGAGTTGCCTCGTATCGACCGTAACGCGGTCGCCAGTCACCCAGGCCAACCATTGATCCGGTGATGACAATCCAGTCATCGACGCGGGAAGGGTTGACGACCGACTCCTCTACATTGACTTTCACAACTGCCGACCACGCTTCAAAGATGGGCCGTGTGCGCACCACTCGCGCCGTTCCTACCTTGACCAACGCCGCGTAACGAAAGCGTTCGTCTTCCCACAGTTCATCAGTAGTTCGAGGGCCATCGTATTCGAGGATGGCATGTTCAGGGCAGAAAAGGCCGGACTTTGCCTGAACACCTTCCTTGCTCTTCTTTGCGCCGTTGATCATCGCGGCGTCAATCATCTGCGCCGGTAAAACAGGGCCGTCTTTGGACATGTATAAGCCGGCCAGAAATTCAATGCGCGCCATCTCTTCATAGTCAGCGTCGGTCTTGACGCGCTTCGACGTGACTTGTTTCAAGGCTTTGGCGAACTTGTTCAACGGATCGGCCATTTGCCCGTTGTGCATCAGGAGCGGACACACTGACGTTAACTTGTAGGTTACTGTTTTCCATGCCATGAGAAACACCCCTTCTCTCTTCGATCTGAATGTCGATAACTGCTACCGAACGTTTGCGCTTTTTATACCGATTATAGCGCTCAATTGTATCCAAATGCCGATGACAGCGACTACAGGCAGTAATCAAGTCGCGCTGTACGTCTTCATTGCCTAAACTGTCATAGTGCAGGTGATGAACGCTTAATCCTTCCGCACCATGACAGATAGCGCACCGTCCACCGTCGAAATCAATGCGCTCCTGGCGCTTTTGTTTCCAGGCGGGGGAAGCAATGTATTGTTCGTAGGTTATAGTTTACCCCGCAATTCCCAACCAGCACGGAAGGCGTTTTCCTGTGCGGTGTCCAGTGTTGACATAAAGACATTCAGCAGACGATCATACACATCGGCGGGAATATGATCGTCAATGGCATCAAGCGCCGCTTCAAACGCATGGGTTTCGTCGGGCAGATTGTTCAGGACTGCCTCATAGACTAGCTTGGCAATGTCAAGAGTGGGTGTTACAATTGCGTTTGTCATTGGGAAAGCTTTAACCTTTCTTGGTGATAAGCCCTTGCTAGTGTGTAAGAGACACTGGCAGGGGCGACAAATTATTGCTTGCTAACAAAGTGATATGTTACAACTTTTTCCATGCCAAGAGCGGAAAGAATTTTCTCCGCTGGCTCCCTGCGCTCCGCCAGAATATCAGATAGGTAAGCTTCGTTGATCTCTAGCCGTTTCGCTAGAGCCTTTTGACTTCCCGCATCCGTAACTAAGCTCCGCAAATACGATAAAAATTCAGTTTTATTCATTCCATCATGACTCCCATCCAGCAATTCCAAAATACAAAACCAAACGCATCGGTTGACACTTCTACGCCGATCAGGGTTCGGCCCATCCAAACAAGCCCGACAAACTTGCTGGTGGGCCGAAATCCTCGGTAGGCAATCCACGTCATGCGAAAACTTCCGAAGGATCAATGCCCTGGGCGATAAGACCAGCGTTTTCTTCAGCTTCCCGCAATTGTTGCGCCCGTTGCCGCCGAATCACCTCACGGCGAAGGTCACGCTGCACAGCTTCCTGTGATTCCAGGAGCAATGCGAATTTGCCGTCACTCTCCCGCTTGTTTTGAACCAACTTCGCTCTCATTGCGCTCTCCTTTAATTTCCTATCGTTTTCTTGCCTAGTTCCATTGTATGACAGATTCGCAAATTTGTCAATAGGCAAAACAGGCGAGTTTTGACAATTCGCTGCGAGTTTCCGTATAAAATCAACTCTCACCTTACGATTTGGGTGCGGGCGATAATTTGCTACTGTACAAAGTAGCAAATCTGTGCTATGATGGGGTCAACCGAATATTGAAGCGCCAAGAGCGCCCACACTGAACGCCAAGAGCGTCCTGTGTGGGCGCTTTTTCTATTTCTGCGTTAGTGGGTTGCGCGATGGTTGCGCCGGCGCTGGTGTGATGATGGGTTTTGGCACGTTGTGGGTACGTTCGTTGGTAATAGTTTCGAGTAATTCGGTTTGCTTTTTGAGCAGATCAACGATTTCGTTAATTCGGAAATACCAGAGCAGCAAATAGCGCGTAGCCAGGAGTAGTCCAACCACAACAGCAATGGAAACAAAAATCATTTGCAGAAACAGTATCAACCCTTCGGCATTCATGATGATCTCCTTAATTTCACCTCTGACGATGAATGCTAGTTTACCAGTGTCGAAAGCTCTTGTCAATGGAGTAAAAATTTGTCACGCGATCTGATTTATCGAGTTTCGATTCAGACGAATACCGCCAAGCGCGAAGCGCGCAACATCCGCAGCACGTTCGAGAAAGAATTGCGGGATATTCGACTCGGCAACCTTGACACGTCTGGTATCAAAAACGCAACCGTGCAGGTACGCCAGTTGCGCCAAGAGGTTGAGCAGGTCGGAAGCGCAAGGCCAGCCGGTGGTAAGCCAGGCGGCATTGGCGGCTTTTTCTCTGGGCAGTTGGACGACGCGCTGTCTGATCTCAAGGGGCTTGCGGCAGGCTACCTTAGCGTGCAGGGCGTTATCGGTGGCATCAACGAAGCCATCGACCTGACGCGCCTTAACACGCAGGCAGAACGGGCCAACAAATCGTTTGACATCCTGTCAGGTGGGGCGGAACGTGCGTCAGTCAATGTGATGGCGATTCAGACCGCGGCAGGTGGCGCTGTGACCAGCTTGGATGCTATCGCCATCGGCAATCAGGCGGCATCGTTGGGCTTGGCGAAGACCACAGAGGGGTTTGAGGACTTGGCGCGGTCGGCGCGGATTATCACAATGGTGTCGCCAATCATCCGCGAGCAAGGCGAGGCGCTGACGCAACTGGCGCTATTTTCCAGCAATGCCGCCAGCTATGCGCGCGCCGATCAGCTTGGTTTGTCGGCCACTGAGGTACGCAACCGCATCAAAGAGTTGCGCATGGAAAACGGCAATCTTGACGATAGCCAGCTTAAACTGATGGCATCAATGCAGTTGCTTGACGAAAAATTCGGCGCTTTGCTGAACACGACCGAAGCGCAAGCCAGCGGCCTGGAAAAATTGACAACCAACTATCAAGAGTTACGGATCGCTGTGGCCGGTTCTACGGGGCCGATTGACTCGGCGGCGCGCGCTCTGGCGTCGGGATTCAGTCAGGCGACAACCTATATCGCCGGTACGGATACCCCGCTTAAGACGCTCATTGACAACCTGAAGCAAACCGAGCAACAGGCGCGGGCCATGCAGGGGCTAAATCCTATCAGTCGGGATTTGGTGACAGGGGCAATTCGCAGTATTGATCAACTCCCCGGCGGTGGATTGATACCCAAAAATATGTTCGGCTTAGATGCCGGATCATTGGCCGCTGATGCCGACAGTATCAAACTGATTGTGACGGCCCTCGAACTTGCGTCAAATGCAGTGTCGGCTGGCGTCCCCGGCGCTGAAGAATATTTCAACTCCATCAGCGCTATTGCCGTTGAGGTGGACAAACAAAACTACGTCACCTCCGAACAGATCGCCCTGGTGAGCCGGTTAACCGCCGGTTATCAGGAATCCGCTCAGGCAGGCGGTGAAGCCTACGCCCAGCAGACGCAAGCGGCAGAAGCGGCAAAGAAAGCCGAGGAAGCGCGGCTAGCGCTCATTTTCGACCAGCAGGAAGTCCTCAATCAAGCGCTGGCAACCCGTGCGCAAAAGGCCGCGCCGACGGTGGGCATTGAAGCGGCCATCACTCTGTACAAGGAACAGAAGCTTGCTGCGGAAAAAGCGATTGACGAACTGGCGGCGACCGGTGTCAGTGATGTTAATGAGATTGCCATTCGGACAGCGGGCATTGTAGATCAACTTGTCGCCCCCTTCGACGCCCTGGAAGCCCGCGCCAGCACCATCGACTTGACTGCCGCGCTTGGCAACTTTGACCAGGTGGGGGCGGCGCTATCCAACCTCAACAGTGGCTTTACCGACTTCTTACCGGGTGTGTCGGCGGCGCGAGAAGAGTTGACCACGCTGTCAACCGAAATGGCGCTTA